GCATTTCTGCCAAAAGAGAACCAGTTAGGGTCCATGTTTGGGTTCTTAAATACATCAGTGTTGATGAGCATGATTCCTGTACCTGCGATACCTACTTTGAATGGCTCTGTCTCTGACTTCTCTACTGCTGGGTCGTATGCAGTTACAGTTTCTAGTGGGAACTTACGCTTATTGTATTCAACTCCAATGATGTCTTTCTCTCGTGCGAGGAGTTGGTCTAGCACATCACTAGGGAAGAGCATATCTGAATCTATAAAGAGAAGGTGTGTAGCGTTTTTCTCTACTGCTTGTTTTGCGAGCCACGTGCGAGATGACGCGATGTCACAACTTTGAATAAGTAGGAAGTCTATTACTTTATCTGCACTATGTAGAAGCATAGCCCCGATAGCATGAGCCGTCTTGGCTTTCATCATTTCAGTTGAGGGCAACCCTACAACTACTCGTATTTCTTTTTGTTTGTTTGCCATATCCCGCCCACTTTCTCTTGAGAAAATGAGCAGAGATGATAAACAAGTGTTATACAACTAGGTCACGTTCACATCGAAAATCACAGGAAGAAGGTTCGTGGGAACCAATAGTCCGTAATCTAGACGAGTGTGAATCTGAGTACCTGACAGAGAGCCAGCTGTAGAAGAAGAAGGCATCTCGTTTACATACGTCTTACCGTATGTAGACTTTAGAATACCCATCTTCTGTACTTTGCGAACTCCTGCGAACAAGTGTCCAGCTGCGTGAGCAGTAGAAACGTAGTGGTAAAGACCCATGAAGTCGATTCCAATCATGCCTCCGTTCTTTAGAGCAGCGTCAGCCATGTTGAATCCGTTTGCTTGCATGAACTGAACAACAAATGTCCAGTCTGCTGGTCGCCATTCTACGAATCCTCCGTTCTCATTGTAGATATTGAATCCGTTAGCAGTATAAACCTGCTCAATGACACCACGGATAATGTCGTCAATGTTTGCAGCGGTAACTGTAAGCGCAGTTGAACCAAGTCCAACTACACCTGCTCCAACGTCTCCGATGTTAGTCCAAGAGGCGTGGTTTGCGAGAGAAATTACTTCTGCACGCTCTCCAATTTTCTTTCCAAGAAGATTACCCATCTCAGCCATCTTTGCATAGTTTGACTGTGCTTGGTCAGCGTAGTCAAGGTATACAGAGTCGATTTCTGCCGTGATGATAGAAAGAGTCTGGTTTGTCTCTGTTACGTCAATGAAAGGAATGACGTTAGAAAGAGTAGAACGACCAGCGGCGGTGTTAGTAAGTGTTGCTACTGCTGGTTCACCAGTTGTAGCGATAAGAGGGAAGTTGTAAGTCTGTGTGTCTGTGTAGACAACATCGTTAAGTTCCTTCCAGTTCTGAGGCTTATCAAGGCGTTGTGCGAGTTTATTCTCCCATACTGCCTGATAAATTACTGTATTAGCCATTATAATTTACTTAGTTTTAATAAACCAAGTAGATTAGATTAGTGCCAAGAAGGTGCGTTTCCGCTTGATTGCTTTTCGAGTGCGTTCACAACAGCAGTTCGAAGAGTGTAATCATCTGGAAGAGTCCCATCCTTGTTGAACTTAGCGAGGGCTGTAGCTAGGTTATCCCCCGTACCACCTCCCGAACGCTTTGTAGAACTTGGCGTTGCATCTTTGACTTCCTTTTCTGCTCGTAGAGATTCTAGTTTCGCGACAACATAATCATCTTTGAGAGCTTGGCGGACAGTTTGACCTGTCTTTGCCACAATCTTTTCAATGATGTCTATCTCGTCTTGGTCTGAGATTCCTTTGAGGTCTAGGTAGTCTAGCTGTGTTTCATCTAATTTACCTGTTGAAGTTTCAGTCTTTATCTCCTTGGCTGGTGCTGGTTCTTCCTTTGTTTCAGAAGCCCTTGCGAGCTTTGTCTGTAGTCTCTTGGCGATGCCTTGATTCTTTAGAGCGAGAGCTTTCCAGTCAGTATCGTCTTCTGTATCGTCAGTAACTTCATCGAGTTCTTCTAATACGTCGTCGATTGTGTCATTTTCATCCATAAATGAGAAGGTGTTAGTCAGTTTTTATAAGACTGAAAACTTATTTGTAATGCTTTTTATAGAAGTATAACTATGCTTTTTCGGCAGAAGGATAACTGCATCAAACCTATGCTCCAGCTACAACGTAGTAGACAGAGACTTCAACAACTCCTGCGGTGAATGCAAAAGAAGCGACAGTAACTGTCACGCTTCCAGCGGCAGTCATTTTGACTGGTGCTGCAAGTGTAACTGTTCCGTTTACAACAGCGTCAGCAGACAGAGTAGCTACAGCTGTAGCTGTTTTGATAGATGTCGCGGAAGAACCTGCTGATGTACCAACTGCAAGTGTTCCTGCTCCTGAAGAGGTACAAGCAGTTGTTGAATTGATTGTCGCCCCGATAATTATTGCATTGTCAGGGATTGTGATTGTGCGCTTTGGTGTGATTAGACCAATAGCACCTCCGTCATTAGCAAAACTGTATACAGCCTTTGCTACTTTAATACCTGAGTATGAGTCTTGAGGTGTCTTTGCTTTGAGTTTCTCAGAGAGTGATAAATTAGTGTTCATTTTGTAATTCGAATTAGTAAGTTAACTAGGTACAGTATATGTATATATATTGCAATAGTATAGGTGTGGATAATTATCTAGCTGGGTTTACTGTCAGTTTTGGTTTCTCAGAGAAAGATTTGTATCGTTCAATCTCTCTGAAAGTCTTCTCAACAACTGCGATACCAGTCATTTTTGCTCGCAATATCTGACCCAGAACAGCATCTTCAGTCGTAACTGGAACTCCTGAAGTGGTTTTCTCAAATTCTTCTAGCAACGCTGACTTAACTGCATCAAACAGAGTAGAGTTATCAGCTATTACTTTTAGTATTTCGTTGTTCATATTATTGAGCCATAGCTGGAGCCATAGGTGCTGCTTGTGGAGCCATAGGTGCTTCAGCTAACTTACCGAAGTCATTGAAATCAAGAGGTGACATGCCTGAGTACTCTAGAAGTTCGTTGAAAGCGGTAGCCGCAGCTGGAACTTGCATAGTTGCGGCGAATTGCTGAGGGTTTGCGAAGATTTGGCGGAAGATGTTCGTCATGTTATCAGCCATCTTGCTTAGATTCTTAGATTTACCTGCAATAGAGACCTTTACACTGAACTTTGAATCCTTAAAATCGTCTTTAAGGATTTTAATCCAGTGAGTGTTGCCCTTTTTCTTAAATTCTGCGCGAACAGTCTCCTTAAATAGGTCAACAGCTTCTTCGGTAACCTCTTCCCCGTTGATAACCATCTCTACAATTTGCTTGTTGGCTAGATTCGTTACCATAGCGTCAGTAATATCCTGCATTTCCTTCAAAGTAAGCTCTGAAAGGAACTGTGCGCCCTTACAAATCTCCTTTTCAATGTGAGGAATAACCCAGTCAGTGTAGATTTCCTCTAGATGTTTAGCATATTGCTGTCTGCGGTACTCATGGAGACCGATACCCTGCATAATTTGAGCCTGAAGACTTGCAAATGGAGTACCTGAAGATGGTTCCTTGCCTTGCAGAACGTCTTGAGCAGCTCCTATGTCCTTAGCATGTGCATCCCACATAGCCATAGACTTCTCAAAGAGTTGCATATTACGTGGGAACGTATCTACCTGCCCAATGTCTTCTCCCATTCCTAGTTCAATAATATCTAGGCTGTCCATGTCACGAATCTTCGTGCGATTCGTCATTCCAGGACCGATGTACTTGAGGATTGTCTTAGAAGCAGCATCGAGCATGTCCTGCATACGAATCATGTCGTAGTTAGTCCATACTTGTGCCTCAAATAGTTCCTCAGCTCCTCCAAATCCAAGGGCACGACCATACACAGGGTCACGCTTGGTTAGCTTGAATGGACTCTCCTTCTCTGGTTTCGTGTAGAGAGTTACTCCATTTCTCTTGTTGTCTCCCTTCTTTGTGTAGAAAGCTACAATGTAGATTCGTGTCTCGTATTCTCCCGAATCATCAGTAGGTTCCGCAAAGACTCTAGGGAGGTTCCCATGAACCTCGTATACCTCAATGTATCGCCCTGGAGTTTTGATAGACTGGCCATCTTCATTCTTCTTGTCAGTATCTGAAGAGAGGGCAATCAAGTCCTCGACTGAGATAGTAGCCCCGTTCTTTTCGTTGCCCCAACCAAACTGACGCATATCAAGTAGCTGGTCTGCGGAGTAGTAATGTCTTATTCCAATAGGACCTGAGAGTAGGTCTGACTGGTCGCAGAAAGCAATAGTCTGTAGAGGCACTACTTCAGGGCGTGGCTTGTTCAGCTTCTTGGAAAGACCTCCTCCTTGGTCTATACGAGAGATGTTTAGTTCATCGAAGAAGGTGTCCATGTCATTCTCTACGGCGAAGACATCATCGTGGTATTTCTTAACCAACATCGAGAGGTGATACTTCTCTGGGTCATTTACATAAATCTGCACATCCTTGACCTCAATATCTTCAGTACGGTGCTGAAGATTTAGGATAGGGCGTGTGATGTTCTTTACTGGTGTGAAGTCATCTTTCACATTTAGAAGTTGTGAGTTGTTGTATAGGTCCGTAGTCTTTATGTGGTCCCTCATTGACCACTTGTACGAGTCGTTAATATCAATAGGTTGTTTGTAATCGTTCTCTTGAGCGATTATGTAGGAGAAGATGTCTTGGTAGGTTTGCATATTAGAAGATTTAGAAGATTTAGAAGATTCCTAGAATTGTTGGTACAGAGACCACGTAGTAAAGCTCTTTGTCGATAGTCACTTCGTCATACCCAAACTTAGAGAAGAGGATTCTTTGTCCTGGTTCGAAGTCCTCGTTTAGAATATCTACAACAACTCCTGTGCATGGTTTGTCTTTTGATTCAGTGAGGATAATGCCTGAAGCCGTCTCAGTTTCTTGTGGGTCTGGTTTAACAAGGAGTCTATTGTTCTGTGGTCTAAACATAAATGATGTGTGTTCTATGTGGAGTGTTAGTAAGCATAACCATGGTCTCAAACTTTCTCTTCCCTACCTGTCCCAAGTCTTTCCAATTAAATCCAAAGTAGTGAGCCTTAGACGTGTCTACTTCAAGAGTTTTGTATTCTCCCTCAGTTCTCAAATGAGTAGTGGCTAAATTGTGCGGACCGTTTGGGTTACTGGGATTCATCGTAGAAGAAGCTGTAGCTGTTTAGCGATAACAGGTCGAGAGACTTTATAGAAAAGACGCTTTGCCCTATCAGGGAAAAGCATTTGTACAAAAGACTTATCATCGTATGTTCCAGTGACCATCACCTTGGTTGTTATCTTTAGTGGTCGTTCAATCTTCTCAAGAATCTCAAGAACTGAATCACCCTCACCCGCAACAATCTTATCTCCCATAGTGAGAACAAGCCGGTATTTGGATGCTTGTACTTCAGGAATTACTTCAGGAGGTGCTGATGGAGTTACTACATTCTTCTTTTTAGAGTTAGCCATTTACCTAGTATACAGTAGGGCATCTGTCAATGACTACCTGTGGACAATTATTT